ATTCGCATCCACTCCTTCGTCTGGCCTACCCAAACGCAAAAAGAAGTTCTACGGAGAATAGATGGCATTCCTTCGTGACGCCAATGGCAACTTGATCGCGGATAACGGGCAAACTGGGGACGCCTATCGAGTCCAAGGAACACCAGCCTCCCAACCGCCTGCCAGCCAACCCCAAGCCGCACCCCCCAAGTTCCCCGGATTGCCTCAGCAGCAGGGCATGGGCTTGCAGCAGCGTCAGCCGCCAATAGGTGCTTCATCTGCCCCCGCGCAACCGCCTCCCGCGCAGGCGATGAGCCCGATGCCGGATGGTGGGGCGTATCCGCAACCGGGGATGGCGCGGTTCGGTCAATTCCCGCAAGGGCAAGCGCAGCGTCCCACTCCCGTTCAGAATCCCAGGTTCCCCGGATTGCAGGGAGGCCCCTCGATGGCTCGCGGATTGGGTGCGATCCCATCAGGCACAAGCATGGCGCGTCCCGGTGCGATCCTAGCAAGTCCCGGTCAGAGCGAATATGGAAACGGTACCGACCAGACTTCCGAAAACGACATGAATGTTTATGGCAGCGATGCGGAAGTGCCGCCTGCCGGTGGCCCTAAGTCGCAAATCGGGAATACTGCCAAGGGCAAGACCTACTACGGAGAGTAAATGGCCGACACTGAGCGCGAGCGTCTTCGGAAACTAGGCAATAGGTTGGCGATGGATGCGAAACCGGCAGGACTTCCCCCGCGCATCACTAGTCAAGGCTTCGTCACAGGCAAGGATAAGACGGAAATCGGCTCAAGCGAGGAAGATCGTCCGCGTTATAGCGGGGATAGCCTTTCGGACAATCGAGGAGTATTAACAGGCTCCGCGATGGCACAGATGATGGATAAGAATTACGATTCTGCGTACTACAATCAGCAAGCCCAAAAGCGCAAAATGCTTTCCGAACCCCAACCGAAGAAAAAGAAGTTCTACGGCGAATAATTGAGCCCCGAAGCCCCAGTTTACGTAGTCCCGCCGCCTCCGAATTGGCTGCTGAAACTCTATCCCGATCTCCCTGCGGAGTATCAGGTAGTTTTCAAGAAGCCGAACGGGGAGATCCATTGGCAGAGCAATCCGGGACCGCAGACGTGGACGCTTTTGTGCCCGTTTGATGAGATTTTAATCGGCGGCAGACGCGGCGGAAGTAAGTTATCTCCCCTCGATTCGGTAGTCTGCACTCCCAAGGGATTCGTTCGCATGGGCGACATAGATGTTGGCGACTTCATCACTGATCCCACTAATGGCGGAACGACCAAGGTGATTGCAGTTCACCCGCACGAGGCCATGCCGATTTGGAGGTTTACCTTCGATGATGGTGCTTCGCTTGAAGTCGGGGACGATCATCTATGGGCGTATCGACTTTCGAACCACCAGCGCCCTCGGACGAAAGCGTCATCGGAGCGTACTTTCGCGCGGGAAGAACTTAACGCTTGCCCGATGGATTCGAAGTGGAGCACGAATAGGGTTGGTCGAACTTCAGAAGTAAGATCTCTTTTCGAGGCTGGAGAGAAGGTCCGAATCCCACTGACGGAGCCGGTAATATTCACCTGTCGAGGGAAGGAGCATTCGCTTGACCCCTATCTTGTCGGACTTTACCTTGGCGACGGCAACCTATCCCAGGTTCGACTGACGACCGCCGATGAAGAGATCGCCGGATACCTTCGTAAGTTGGGATTCCGCGAGGACAAGAAGTCTCACCAGAATGCCGCTATGGATTTTCGGGCCAACGGAGATCTCAGGAAGCAGCACCTAACGTTTTTCCGCAATAATGATCTCGTTCATGCCCATTCATGGGAGAAGTTCGTCCCGCACTATCTGAAATACGGGATGCTGAATGAGCGCCTCGGCGTGCTTCGTGGCCTTCTGGATACCGATGGGAGCGTGGACAAGCGCGGGCGCGTATCATTTTGCTCAACCAGTCTTAAACTCGCAGAAGACGTGCAATTCATCGTTCGCAGCCTCGGCGGTAAGGCGCGAATCCATCAGAGGCAAACGTTCTATCCATACGCTGGCGAGAAAAGAGCGGGCCGACCGGCTTATTTTGTCCGAATCTGGCATCACAAAACTACCGCGCTCTTCGGCCTTTCGCGGAAACGCGAACGCTGCACCGATAGCTGGAATGGTGGTCATGAAATTTCCCGTGAATTGACCTCCATCGAATACGTTGGCGAGAAGGACGCCCGCTGTATTACGGTTGCCTCCCCTTATGGGCTCTATGTGGCGAACGATTTTGTCGTGACGCACAATTCGGAGGCGCTCAAGGCTTGGATGGCGATGGGTGACCCGCTTCTGCCCGAAGGCGACCCCGCAAAGTACTCCTATTTGAACGAACCGAGTTTTCGCGGCCTGTTCTTGCGCCATCAGTATCAGGATTTGGAAGAGTTCATTGATGAGTGCGAGGATTTCTTCCGACCCTTTGGCGGCAAGGCAACTGGCAAGCCGCGCGTGATCGAATTTAAGAGCAAGGCTCGCATCTATTTCCGCCATTTGGGCGATGCCGACGCCTATAACCAAGCTCGCGGTTGGGGCCTGACCAAAATCGGCGTCGAAGAGCTGACGCAGATCCCAGAGGAACGCTGGTACCTCAAACTCCTTGGGTCGCTCCGCAACAAGAAGCAGTTTCGCGTGCATGGCGGCAAGCAATATGGGGCGCTTCGCACGCAAATCATGAGTTCGACCAACCCGGACGGCCCTGGAACGCTTTGGTGCAAAAACCGCTTCGTCAAAGTCTACGCTGGTGGCAAACTGGCCGAACCGAACCGTCCCCTGCTGGACCCGATCTCGGGCTTGCGTCGAATCTTCATCCCAATGAAGCGCGAGGATAATCCCTACCTCCGCGACAACAAGCAGTACGAGGGCATGTTGCTCTTGCAGGATGCGGTAACGCGGCGGCAGTGGATGGAGGGCGATTGGGATGCCGGTTCGGGAACCTTTTTCACCGAGTACCGCCCCGATGGCCCGATTGGCGACGACGAAAAGTTGGCTACCCCGTGGGCGCGTCACAAGATCGACCCCGTCCCGCTCAAGCCGTGGTGGTTTAGATGGGGGAGTACGGATTTGGGTTACCAGCACCCCTCTACGCAGCACAAATTCGTCCGCAACGATGATGACAAGCGTGTCCATATTTACGACGAGTTGTCGGTACGCCAAGTTGCAGCATACGAACTTGGCATTCTGACTGCGAAGTGGTGGATTCCTGAATTAGAAGCTCTCCCCGACCACCAAGTTACGATCTACCTGTCTCCCGACGCATTCGCGAAGCGCGACGTTGCTCGTTCACTTGCAGAGCAGATGGCGAATGGGATTCAAGAGGTGTTAGGCCCTTACGGGGCGCTTCTGATGCGATTTACCGATGATGAGAGGCTTATGGCCCAGCGCGATCCAGAACGGGCGCAGGCGTTGATGCAGAATCGTCAGAGGGAAGCCCAAGGGAAGATGTGCATCATTCTGAAACCGGCAAACAATGATGTTGAGGCGGGCTGCTCCTATATTCGAGAATTGCTGCGGTTTCGGCCTGCGCTAACCGAAACGCAAGATCAGCTAAAAACGCGGCTTTCTCACACGTTCGCATCCAGTGGGATTGAGGCTTACGAGCGAGAGTTACTCAAGGCCCAATCTAAGGGGAAGACCGAAGTTCTCCCGAGGCTCCAGATTTGGAAGATTTGCCGGGGATTGGATCGCTGCCTAAAGACTGCTATCCATGATGAGCCTCCCAGAAACGAGCGCTACAAAAAGTTTGATGCGGTCGATGGTAAGGGCGGCGACGACGAAATTGACGACACTAGGTATTGGGTGGCTGATAGAATGGCGGAATTTCAACGCGATACCGAGATGGCCTTCGGCACTCCAATACAAGACATAAACCGGCTCATTCAGATGCAGCAGGCCCAAGCGTCAATTTACGACAAGTCCCATCATAAAAGCACCTCAACATTCACGTTTCCGAGGGCTGCAAGCCAGAGGCACCGGACTCAATAGCATGAGATTTCCTAGATTCTCCCCGCTTCCATGCCCTCACGCACTCCCGACACTGGCGTGTGATATTGTGGCGCAGTCTTCGGTAGGTGGTGTTCTCGGGAGTGTACTCGTGGCCCTTGACGCAATACTTGGCCTCGCGCCATTTTTTCCAAGGCAATTCCCCACGGTAAAGGTTTTCTTTGTTCGTGACTGGCTCCAGATGGTCTGGATTGCAGCAGTTCCTAACGCGACAGGTATGGTCAAGAACCATCCCAATCGGAACCTTTCCCTTAAATTTCTCATACAAGATAATGTGGACGCGAGAACTTCCGCACTTCTTCCCGTTGGCTCTAATGGTTGTGCTGCCATAGCCGTCTTTATCGAGCAATCCATTCCAAATCCAGCAGGTCGGCGTTTTGATTATCTTAGACCAGAAAGAATGCTGGCCTCGGCATTTGCCAGAGCAGCATCTTGCCGTATAGGTGCTCGTCTTAAAGGCCGCATGGCAAAATGCACACAAGATTGTTATGGGAGTTTTTGGCATCGCTACCTCCGTAGCTTCCTGAAGAAATTGGGGGAAGTCGCTCAGGAGGCGCGATGTTCAGCGCGGGTAATTAGGCCGCACCTATCCCATATCTAGTTTAGCAAAGGAGTTTTCATGTTTCCTCCAAAAAAGAAAAAGCCCGCATTGGATGTAGCAATTGCGGTCGGCCCCGCAAAGAAGAAGCCTCCTATGCCGCCGATGGACCTCGAATCTCCCGGTGGGATGGATGACGAGGAAGAATCATCCGATCACGAAGCCAGCGAGTCGCCGGATGAGGAATCGAGCGAGGATTACGGCGCGAAACTGATTTCCGACATCGACGCGGTAGGCGAAGCGCACGGCATGGACTCGATGAAGACGCGGGCATTCACTGCCGATCTGTTCGATGCCGTTGCTAATTGCCTGCGGGGTGAGGGCGATACCGTTAGCGGCGATGACAACGCCACCGAGGAAGAGGATCAAGGCTACCGATGAAGTCGCTGTTGCGCCTGTTTGGCTTCGTCCGCGATCTGGAATTATCCCTCCAGCAGAAGGAGGATCAGGTCGCCCAATTGTCGGAAGCACTTAATGAAGCCACGCGGGAAAAGTTGCTTCTGTCCGACCGCCTCGATGCCGCGCTCGATGACAAGCGCCAGTTGTGGGACATGGTAAACACGTCCCTGACGGCGGAACGGGACGCGCTCCACATGCAGGTGAATTACGGTTTTCAAAGCAAGTGGGGAACGACTCCCTATCCCGACGCAATGAAGTTGCCCGAAGGGATGGAAGCACCGATGACTTCCGCCATTCTCCCGCGCCGCGAGATGCCGAGTGAACGCATGGCGAGAGCGCAGAAGCATTTTGTGACCGAATTGCGCAGCCGTCACCCGAACGGTGATTCTCAGCAACCACAGCAACCCGCGTAATGCAGGCAATCGCCCCAGTTCCGCAGCCGATGACGCCCGACGATATTATCGCCCGATGGGGCGGCGTCGGAGGTCCGCTCGATGAATTGGTGAAATCCTGCAAGGACCCGTCGCATGAGTTTGAGCGCCTCGTTCAGATCCGCAAGGCCCTCTATAACTGGTTGATGATAAATGGGTCGCAGTTCGTTGTACCAGGATTTACGCAGGATTGGGCGGGGCAGGAACTAATCGATTTCGTCTCGGTCGATGGTCTCCCCGATTACGATCAGACCGGGGCGCAGGTATCCTTCGCATATCCCGTGAATGTCGTCGGCGGCGACTGCTACAAATACGTGGCGGTCATGGGGCAGAGCGCTCCAAAGGTGAAGGCTGTCGCGGACGACATCGATTCGGGAGATGAGATCCGCGCGGCGACGGATGCCGATGCAGTCCTGCGCGACGGTTGGCAAAAACTCAACATCGATAAGATCTGGCGCGTGATTGCATTCCACCAGTACACGACGGGGCCGACGTTCATCCATACGCCTTGGGTGGTCGATGGCATTAAGTACGGGAAGGCGACGGAACCAAAGATCGAAGTCCAGCAGGGACCTGATGGCGTTCCGATCCCGGTTACGACAGGCGTCGAGGAATACGAGAACGGCGATGTGGAGTGCCACGTTTACACGCTGCTGGATGTGACAGGTCCGTATAGCGGTCGCGAGATTGAGGAATGGGGATGGCTGACTCTGGAGACGATGTTCAACAAGTACAAGTTGATCTCTAAGTGGCCTGACAAACTTTCCAAATACCGCACCACAGACCCGCCCGATGACGACCAAGGGCAGTCGATCATTTCCGCGACCGCCGCCAAGGAGTCCGTCCATAATCCATCTGGCGTAGGGCGCACGGCCAAGCCGAACGAGTGGCGCTTCCGTCAGACGTGGGTCGAGCCTTGGCAGTACGAGGCGATCACCGACGAGGAATGCCGGAAGACGCTTCAGCAGCAATACGGCGACGGCTTCTACATCGCGCGTGTTGGCTCGATTACTTGCGAGATTGCCGAACGTCGAAAGGGCAACGAGTGGGTCATTTGCAAGACGGGGCGCGGGGAGAAGATCTGGGGAAATCCGATTGCCTCCGATTCGGTCCCGCTTCAGCGTGCCCTGAACGATCTTTTCAACCTTGGAATCGAGACTATCCTCCGCTCGATTGCTAAGACCATCGTGGATTCGAGCCTACTGGACCGTAAGAGTATCCAGAGCAATGAGGCGCTTCCCGCTGAGATCATTCTGACCGCTACGGCGGCTGGAACCGACATCAACAAGCTAATCGCTCAAATTCCCCCGGCGCATTTCAGCGATCAATTGGTACCGTTCGCTGCGTTAATCCGCACTTACATGCAGGACATTACGCAGATCCGCCCTGAACTGTCGGGCGGCGGGCAACCGACGCAGACCTACCGTGAGGCCAAGCAGCGCAAAGACCAAGCCCTCGCAGGATTGAGCCCGCAGGCCGCTGAGATGCAGTTCACGGCGGCGGCGCTGGCAGAGAACATCGTTAAACAGCGGGCGCGGTATGGGGTCGGCCAGGTAAAGAGCACCCGGCAGACGGCGCATGGGGCCAAAACGGATATCGTTGAGTTGGCGCAGTTGGGCGATACCGGATGGCACGCAGAAGCCGATGACAACTTCCCGATGTCGCTGGCCGATGTCAGCGACAAACTCTGGGGCCTGTTGAAGGAGTTTCCGCCAGAGGTTCAGCAGCAGTTGGGCATTCTCGACGTGATGAACCTCGAAAAGACGCTGGAGATCTTGCAGCTTCCGGGGTATGAATCCCCGATGGGCGACCAG